CGGAAAGCATGGGCAAGGAAAGCGTCTCTCAAGGCGCAGTGGAATTGACTGTTGGCATGAAGGTTGCGGACTGATGACCGACTACACGAAAAGAATTGCCTCGCCCGAATGGGTTGTGGCTGACAGGGCTGACATTGGGCTTGACCCGAGTTTGCAAGAGGGGTGGGTAGTTAATCCTGCCCCTCTTGCGAGGGGTCTCGCCTACACAGATTTCAGTTCGCACGAGATGGCACTTCCCGAAGGTGACAGTGACCAAGCCAAGGCAGTACGGGCGCATGAGATGATTCATGCCCGTATTTCTCCGACCAGTGTTCCGCAGGCTCTCATCGACCAGTTGGGAGTGAGTGCTAATGCAATTCGCATAGCCGAAGAAATGAGAGTGAACCTTGTTGCCCGGCACGTTGCTAACCAGTGGGTCAAAAATGTTCGCACTGGAGATCTTGTTGGTGATGTTGTTCACTTGGCTGATGGTTCTGAAAAAGGGCTCGCAGATAGTTGTGTAGAACGGAACTCATGGAACGACGCTCTTAGTTTGTTTCTCGGCACTTACAACACCGAAGTTCACAAACTTGTTAAGCGTCGCTTGGTCAAGAATCCAATGTTCAAGGAAAACTTTGCACTCATTGAGAAGGAGATGGATTCGACTGGTTGGAAGTTTGACACTCGCAGATTTGTGTCAATTCCACGCAGGCGACTCACTAGCACCGACCCTTTGAAGTTCAGTTGGGTGGAGAAAAGTGAAGAACACTCTGTTCTCGTTCCCGAAGGGTTTATGCTCCGCACCTTTCCATTGGCAAACAAAATTGAAGGATGGATGCAACAGCCACCTGCCGAATTGGAAAAGGAACTAAAGCGAACCAAGGCAAGAAGAAGGCGAGACAGTGGAAGTCAGTGGGAACACTTGCGTTTTGGCATGACCTCACTCACTGAAAACACTGGGTCGTTTATCGGAAAGAGAAAGAGACCAGCCATGACGGGCAAATACCCGTCACGCCCTGACCGTTTGCTCACTGACCCGGAGCGCCGCATTTTTCGCGAGGTGGTTCGGGCTCGTGGTGGCGTTGTTGTCTTTGACTGCTCGGGTTCTATGGGCGTTTCTCATGAGACTGTTAGGGAAACTGTGAAGCAATTTGCAGGGGCTTTAATTGTTGTGTACTCCAACAACACCAACAGTGGGGGCGCACCTAACGCTTGGGTGGTTGCTAAGAACGGGAGAATGATTACAGAGTCAGACTTCAATGAGTTGCCACTGCACTGCGGTAACGGCATAGATGGGCCGATACTTCGGTGGGCACTTCGGCAACGAAAGTCAAACAAGGATTTCATTCTTTGGGTGTCGGACGGACAAGTAACAGGCAAGAACGACGATATGCACGACGACCTCATCAGAGAGTGTGCGAACTTATCGGTTCGTAACAACATTGTCGGGGTGGACACTTGTGACCAAGCGATCGAGCTCCTGGCAACGATTAAACGAACAGGGGCAGTGCCTAAAAACAAATACTGCCGACTGATAACAAACTGGGTACGAGCCCTAGAAAAAGAAAAGGATTAAAAATGAACATTCAAGAACTACGCCCACAGGAAGTCATGGACAACTGGCTTACCGCTTACGGCTACGACAAGAACCGCAGTACAAGCCCCGAGTCTCACTCACTGGGTTATGTCCTCACCATCAACGAGGGTGTGCCCAAGTGGCGCATGTTCGGTGCGGAAGAAGTTGGCGAGCAGGCTTTGATGGGCACTTTTCGCGAGTCTCTGGCATTGTTGTCTAATGACTACAAGGCAGGCAGGTTCGGAGAAGAAACAACCCGTATCGGTGCAGTGTTGCTCGTCTCTCATGGGACAGGTCATCACTCATACACAAACCCCGAGACAGGGGAGAACTTGCGGTATGAAGAACTGACCGAAGAGCAGAAGGAAGAACTGACAAAACAGTTTGAGGAAGACGGAGTGAGAGAGGAGTTAGAGGGCGAAGTGCCTTGTCGAATCGTCAATGTCATCACGCCTACCGGACTTGCAGCTGACGTTTCGATCGTTCACAAAACTGGGGTGGTGGTTCAACAGATTGAGCAGTATCTAAACGACGGCGAGGGCACTATTCCTCAACCTTGCGGTGCGGTGGATGATGCACTGATGAGCACTTTTATGTTTATGCAGGTAGCCCGTGAATGTGTGGCGAGTGGTGAAGAGATGTCTTTTGCAGGCATGTTGAAAACTGCCACCGAGTTGCACGACATGCAGGGTGGCAAGCAACTGATTGCTTTCCTACTTCGTATCTTGGCTGGTGGGCTAGAAGAAGGAATTATCTCGTTAGGTGAGGATGACGACTAAGACCCGATAGCCTGCCCTGCGTCGGGGTTCCCCCTTTCCCCCGACTAGCAAGCCCCGATAGGTATCACGCACCTGTCGGGGCTTCTGCTATTCTCGGGGTGTCTTACCAAACAGAAAGAGGGACAAGAAATGGAAACCAGTTACTTTGCAGATATGGGCGTGTTGGGGCTTTGCCTCATGGCTTGTGTGTGGCTTGTTGTGTTTAATCAGAACGAGAAGAAGAAATACGAGGACGCCCGACACCGAGCCATCAGTTCAGCATTGAAGGACGGCGAGCGAGTGGTGTTGTCACTGAATGTTGTGGGCAACTATCCGCACCGTGTTCTCGTTGATGGCCGGGTGTGGGGATTCTCCGATATGGGCGACCTGTGGAACTTTCTCGTGACCGATTCAACGGGCGAGTGTGAGAGTGCGAGAGAGTGGGGCGGAGTGCTCCTCACTCATCCATCCATCTAGTCCGGCGCGGCCAGGAGATCAGCTCCTCGAAACGTCCACCCGATCACTTTGGAGAACCCTCGGCAGTGTTTGCACTGTCGGGGGTTCTTTCGTGTATGCTCACCCGTGGCAATAGTGCCGACAGCCTGAAAGGGGCAACAATGAAAACAGCAAGCCAACTATTAGAGGACATGGGGACGGCTGTCCCTATGCCTGACGACACGGGGGCAGTAGCCCAACTGTGGGAACTGTGGGGGAAGGAATGGGTGGAAGGTCTCACCCCTAACGACAACGATATCTATATGACTATGAACCGCCACGGACAGAACCACCGCCGACTTCCCGACATTGTTAAGCCTGACGCTATGGCGATTGTCTGCACTGGCTGGGGTGCTCCTATCAACCCCGAGACGGGGACGCTGGACGCTGACGCCCCGAGCCTGCACCCCGAGCGCCGAAGGGTCACGCTCTTCACTGTGGTTACTCCTCGGGCTGATGTTGCGTCCCGTTTGGTGATGGGTGACGACGAGCCCACTGACGACCCTGAAGGGGGTGGCGTTGGTGCATTGGCTGACGCTTTGGACGCTTGCGCCGTTGCGGTGTGGGGTAGTGAGTTCACTTCCTCGCTGGTCATGCAGTACGCCACGGGCAAGGCTGACGGTGCAGACTCCGAGAAACTTGACCGACTCATAGAACGGGTGGCGAATATCGCCCCGACTGTCCGTGAAGCATTAGAGGGAGAGGGCGAGTGATGGAGACAACTGCCCGCACTGTTTGGGAATATGTCGAGGAGACCCCGGAGCACCTGGCCGCTTTGGGTCATCTCTGGTCATGGTCTCTAAATCACGAGCCACACAACGCACCTTTCCCCCTGTTCCTTGACCTCGTGGACTACGCCCAAGACCGCTTTGGTGCTAAGTGTTCGGCGTGGGCTGTGACTGACTGCAACGGCTACGGCTCATCCATTGAACTCGGCTACCTCGTGGACGCTCTCGCCCTGTTCGTTGAGCGTCCGAGAGAGTGTGAAGAGTGGTTGGACGGTCTCTTTACATTCGAGGACGCTTAGCAACGTTTCCGGCAGCTCCAGGGTGATCACCTCGCGAACTGCCCCCAACAACTGAACCCCGAGCAGGTCGCCCCCCGACTTGTTCGGGGTTCTTTCATGTCTGCCGTCTGTCGGGTACTCTGTCCATGTCGGGCAGTTGCTCGGCACTAACGAAAGGGGACACTCAATGTCCGAACAAGACCACTGCAACCCTCGGGGCATACCTCGCCCTTTAATCGTGAACGGGGAGATAGTCCACACTTGCCCTGATTGCTCGGGGTTGTTCACCACTACCCACGGCGACATTGACGACAGCAGGCAGTTATTCCAGTGCTACGACTGCCGAGATGGTGGCGAGGACTGGCAGAAGGACACTCAAGGCAACTGGGGGCAGGCGTTCGCCACTGCGCTCGGGTCTGATGGTGTCGCCTCTGCCTGCTGGCGTTGTGGTGGTGCTGAACGGATTGGGGACTACTGCAAGGCGTGCCTATCCAATCAGTGACCAACTAGCAACCGACTAGCAACCTATGGAGCCCCTGCCTTCGGGTGGGGGTTCTTTGCTGTCTCGGGTGGCATTGAGTGGCGAGCGTGTCGGACAGTGTCGCCCACAGTGAGAGCGTGAGAGATGCGCCCACTGGCTCACCCTCGCTCAATCACTCACCAGAGACGTTGCCAGGAGCTCGACGCGGCCACCACCCCACCGACAGGGCAGACAGGGCAGGACGTCACCCCACCGACAGGGCAGGACGTAGGGAGAGGGAGAGGGCAGGACGTGGCACGACGTAGGGCAGGACGTGGGGCAGGACGTCACCACCTGGCCACCGCTCCGGACTCCATCCCTCCCCACTGCCCAAGCCCCCACCGTTGCCCCGCTCATCGATCCACACCAACCACCACCCCCCCCCACCGCAGAGGGGACCCCAAGCGCGTAATTGATAGCACGTTCCCGTACGTTTGACTAAAATTTTTCGGGGTTGCGGAGAGACTGCAGCGTGTCCTAGCGGTGAATTCCTCCTTCTAAGGCCTGATTTGCTCCCGAAAGGGGTGAAAATGCAGTAAATCTGTACCCGAAGCTAAAAATCTTCCACATTTGTTTCAAAAAGACCCTCCTAACAGGTGGAATCCACCAGTGCCAGCTTCTTTCAGGAGCAATTGTTGACTATCTCGCTGTGTTGACCGAACTAACAGGTGGAGTTCTCTAGCTCCCCCCACGGTTTACTACTGTTGTAGACGGTCGCCGTAGCCAAGTTCTTTTAGCCGACACCGGATTTAATGAGATGACGTTCATAACGCTGCTTGTTCCTCTTACGCAACAGGGGCAAGACCATCTTTCTTCATTCTTGCTTGGGTGCAGGGAACATCAACCCACGTTCCCGTGTAAACACCAGCAGAGTGCAACTCCCTACGTGGCCATGGTCCTTTACCTTGTGCACTCAAAGATACACGATGATCCAGCTCAGCGCAACCTCAGGAGCAAATTATCTTATAAAAGTTGTTGACACGAGGTTTAGCTAGTACTATTGTGAATGTCAACAGAAAGGAACCATGATGACATGGCAAGAAGCAATTGTACGGTGGGATGGCGAAGAGCCAATCTACGTAGAGAAGGAAAAGAACCCATCGGAGGGCGTGTGGTGAAAGCTAACGACATGACAGCTGAGGAATGGCTGAAATATGGCTGGGAACGTGGTTACTGCGGCCCAGCTCTGTGTGCGACCCATGATGGGTTTCCTACCGACCCTGAAGAGGATGAAGCACTAGATGAGGGCTACGATCCCTGTATGCACCTTGTTCGCCTCTACGAAGATCATGAGCAGCGCCGTCGTATAGAGGAGAACCACTCTCCTACACAGTGGCGGGCTAGTAACAGGGGGTGGGACAAGTGAACTACAACAGGAGTCGTTACTGGACGCAAAGCACCCTATCTCGCCTCATTGACTCGCAAGAGGCACATGGGCGTACGCAAGAAGAGCTGGAAGTCGCTAAAAAACGGATTTTGGAGCTCGAAGGCATCTTAAACACACTTTTAAAAAAGATCTCTGAAACAAACGCAAAATCTCTCATGGAGGAGGAAAATGAGTGAAAAGCAGCAAGTTCTCCCTTTTCAGCCAGTTATTGATAAATTGCGTGGTATTGATGACTCTGACTGTGATTTTGCATTGGCTCTTGGCGTAAGCCGCGATGTCATGCGTAACTGGGTCAAACGAGGAATTAGGTTCTACCGGGCAGACAAGCTAGCCTGTAGCCTGGGATACCACCCCTCGTACTTTTGGCCGAAAGAATATTGGGATTTACCCGAAACTACTGAATCAGAAGATATGATATCTGCATAGGAGGATTATGAATCACATCACTATTATTGGAAATTTAGGACAAGATCCGGAGCTTTCTTTCACAACAGGTGGAAAAGCTAAGGTCAAGTTCAGCATTGCGGACACCCGTGATGTAAACGGTGTTAAGGAAACAACCTGGCACCGCTGTGTAGCATGGGGGAAGACCGCTGAAAACGTTGCTTCAATGTTCGCTAAAGGCAATCGTGTTATGGTTGTGGGTCGTTATAAGACAGACGAATATACCACTAAAGCCGGAGAAAAGAAGACCGTAATGGAAGTCCTTGTGGACGATTGCGGCCCAAGTATCCGGTTTGAGCTTCCAAACGACGATCGCCCTAAGTTTAGCCAGCCATCAGAACCGCAAGCACTATTTGATGAAGCGCCATTTTAAATGGATGCAAGAAGCGAAGTGTCGCGTTGAAGGTTATGACACAAACCTTTGGTTTCCATCAGAACCGCAAGGAAAAGACTTTTTCGCCCTTGCACGAGCGATTTGCAACGAATGTACAGTCAAAGCAGACTGTTTAGATTACGCACTAAGTTTCCCGTCAGTAGAAGATGTGGCGGGGATGTACGGAGGATTATCACCATGGCAGAGGGAAACCATACGTCAGAACCGTTTGACGACGAAACCTACCACAAGCAGCTCGTATGGGAGCAATTCCTACAAGATGCCGTCGAAGCGGGCAACAAAGCCATCGAATGGTTCGATCTCGCGGATTACTCAGAAGAGCTGGTTTCAGAAGCAGAGCTTGAGGAAGTCTATAACGAAAGATGGCAAACAACCGGAGATGTTGTTGTCGCCGCTTACAACTTCTTGTGGCCAGAGATTGAAGCATTGGCAATCAAGCTGGGAGTCCCGTTCCAGCCTGAAATCGGAGAGATTGATGGTATCGAATATGACGACTGAGTACTACACACCAAAGCAGACAAAACTCCTGCTTTCTTCAACTCAAGCTGCACCGGACAGTGCAGTATCAGCACAAGCGCTAGCTGGCATCCTTTCTGCTGGTTGGCCTGACCCATTGCCTGAGCATATTGCTTCTGCTATATTTATGGGGTGTTCGTATGTCATGAACCTAGGAAAAATGGCATATGATGCTGGGAGCATCACTCCTGAGGAAAATGCTTCCATCCAAGGTATTTGTGAGTTGTCTATGCAAATATGGAAAAATATCTACGAACAGGTAAAATCGGAATAATGTCAGAATCGGACGAAATGCGGGAAAAGCGTATCGCTAATATCCTCCCCCATGCTTTTACACCTGAGAACGCAGCAGAAAACGCCCGCAAGGCCGCAGTCTCTCGTCAGAAGAACAAAGACATGGAAAAGCATGTTCGTACCGGTTATTCAAAAGAAATCGTCACAGCGCAGGAACAGCTCAAAAAGCTAGGCCTTAGCAAGATGGCTGCAGCTATTCCACGCGAAGACCTGCCTCAGATGGCTATTGCGATCATGGCAGACAACGCTTTGCGTGTTTTGGGTGGAGAATGGGAAATCAAGTCAGCTGAAGAAGCTACAAAGATTGCCAAGGTATGGCACGACATTCTCCGTCTTGAGATGAACCAAGCTACTACCATTTCCGGCACACAAAATGAGACCCCCGAAACGAGACAAAACCGCCTTGAAGAACTCCGTCTTGAGGCTAAGCGTCGCGTTGAAGGTGGGTTGAGGGCTGTCGCTGGTGACGCATGAGCCAACTCCTATCCGATGAAGAGTTTAATAACCTCTCTACTCGCGAACAAGATGAGTATCTCAAGCTTCTTGAAGAAGACCTTACAGCTTGGTCTCTCCAAGGTAACGAAAGGCAGCTACGCGCAAATGCGCTACTCGGCAAAGTTGACTGGCTCCTTTACGGCGGTGCAGCGGGTGGAGGTAAATCAGAGCTTCTTACCTACCACGTACACCAGCTCAGCCTCCGGTTTCCAGGTCATAGAAGCCTACTTATTCGTACCTCCCTCCCCGAACTCCGACGATCTCTGATTATTCGTACCCAGGTACGGTATGCACAGGTAGAAGTAGACGCAGTATTGCGAAGCGTCGACAACGTTAAAGCGTGGTGGTATGGCAATGGAAGTATTATTGAATACGGTTACTGCGCCCGCGATGAGGATGTTAGCCAGTTCATGTCTGCTGAGTATGACTTTATTGGCTTTGACGAAGCTACGCAGTTCACGCCGTACCAAATGCTAATGATCTCCGGCCGTCTGCGTACCAGCAAAAAGATGGCTGCAAAGGGTGTCAGAACCCACGTTATGTTTGCCACCAACCCAGGCGACCGTGGACATACTTTTTTGTACCAAATGCTTGTTGGGCCTACCCAATACGGTAAATACGCTGTTGTGTACGATGTGTCAAACGGATTTGAGGATCCACCAATTGTACGTCTTGTGGAGCTTCCGGAAGACTTAGAGGAGTTACAGAACCTTGAAATCGAACATGACCCGAACGACCACCTTGTCGTTGCTTTTGTCCCTTCTACTGTTGTTGATAACCCCTATATTGACCCGACTTACAAAAAGCACCTATCAATGCTTCCTGAGACGGAACGACGACAAAAGCTCATGGGCGACTGGGACACGTTTTCGGGACAGTACTTCGTGGAATTTCAACGTAACATTCACGTTGTTTCCCCATTCCCGATCCCGGATTCGTGGCAAAAATATCGCGGTGTCGACTTCGGAACAGCAAACCCTTACTGCTGCCTGTGGGGCGCGATCGACCCGTCTGACAGCACTATGTATATCTATAGGGAAAGTTATGCTAAAAACCTCACTGCAGCACAGCAAGCCCGGACTATCAAAAGCTTATCTGTATCTTCCGAAAACAAACCGGAAACTTACGTTATGAGCGTTGGTGACCCGTCCATGTTTAACAACACGGCGGGCACCGGAACTACAGTTGCAGGACAGTACAACAGCAACGGCGTTATCCTAACTAGGGCCAAGAACCAACGTATTGGTGGATGGCAGAACGTACGTCGATATATGGCACCGAGCCCCGTCGATGGCGTTATCCGTCTTAAAGTGTTTGATAACTGCGTTAATTTAATTAGAACCCTCCCTCAGATGAGATACGACAAAGGCAATTCTGAAGACCTGGATACCAAGGACGAAGACCACGCAGTTGACGCTTTGCGATATTTGTTAGGCTGTAGGCCTTATGAGGTCCATAAACGCGCAGCTAAGAAGTATGCTGAAGGTGCAGATGGACGTGTACAGCGTTACATTGAAAGACTCGACAAAATGGGCAAACGCTCAAAAACGAAACGGTGGTAACAAATGTTACGTGTAGACCATTACTTATATCTTCCAGGTTGTTGCGGTTTCTGCCGTAGCGTCAACCTGCCTACGATTGACACCGGGATTGACCTAGATCACCCCAATAGCCCTGATGATGACAACCCGTCGGCCAACCGTCGTTTTTATGTCTGTGCTGACTGCTGTGTTGAGCTGAGCCGCATGGTTCTTGATTCTCGCAACTTAGAGCTTATTACAGCCGGTTCTAACCAGGCGCTGTCTGACATGATTACCGAACTGTCAGAAAACAACGTAAAGCTGTCCGGTCGTATCGAGGAGCTTGAAACGGCGCTTCGGATCATGAACAGTATCCCTAAAGCACCTATCGAAGAAGCACCGCCAGCTAAAAAGAACTTTAAAGTCGTCTCACCAAAGGATGTGGAATTGTGATAATGTTGTCTATTGTAGCTCTCGGTAATATGGGAGTTACTATTTGGCTTGTTCGTGAGAACCGTCGAATTACACAATTAGCTATTTCACGTCACACGGGAGACTTTACATCAATGGTTAGGGCTGAGAAGACTCCTGCTTCTAAGAAAAAGAAGACCGATGATGAAGAGACCTACCACACATGGCGTGTCCCATCTGAAGGAGTCGCTCCGTGAAGCCTTGGGCCCCGCCTGGTGCTGCCGATGTAATTGGCATGTGGCAGAAAGCCGACCAGTACCTCGTTAAAGAACGCCGCGACTACTGGATGAATGCCTCTTATTACGCTTCTCACCAGTGGATTTGGTGGGATGCAACCCGCAACGTCGTACAGGAGCTTGATTACGCCAACGAGGCAGAACGCAACTCCCGTATCACTATTGACAAATACGGGCCACGCACCCGCAGCCTTTTGGCTCGCCTAACACGATCTGAGCTTATTTGGGAAGTCCAGCCTACTGGTATGGACGATTCCTCTATGCGTCGTCAACGTTTGCAGGAACACCTGCTTTTGGGTGAACAGCGCCACAACAACTGGGAAGACATTCGTGAAATGTCTATTCTTCAAACATTGTTCGGCGGAGCTAGCGCAATTTCTGTGGACTGGGACCCTGACAAGGGTGAAGACTACACCATGGACGCAATGTCCAATATCTCCGTTCCGGTTGGTGGTATCAGACTGACACCGCTTGGTATTAACGAGTTCACCCTTGAACCAGGTTCCCACAACGATCGAGACGCCCGCTGGTGGATTCGTTGTACTAGCCTCCCACCGGAGCAAGTACAGGAAAGATACAACCTTGAAGAAGTTCCACAAGCCGACGCAGAAGCTATGCTTTCTTCTCGCCATCGCAGTATTTTGCTACGTCGTCCGGGTGGTGCCCCGCCAAAAACAACCCTTGTCTACGTCTACTACGAACGACCCACTTCACGCGGTCCCGGATGCGTAATCCACGTTGTTAACGGCAAAGTTGTACTTCAAGAAGATGAATGGCCATTCCCGTTCAAGCACCTGAATATTGCGCTTTTCCGTCAAAACAAGATCCCTACCAGCTGGGTTGGGCACACCTTACTTACGCCCGCGCGAGACGTTCAGTACGCATACAACCGAGCACGTTCAACGATTCTTGAACACATGCGTAAGGCAGCCAACGCTCGTTTGATGATCCCAGCAGGATCCGTCGACGACGCTGACATGATCACAATCGACCCAGCAGATACCCTGGAATACAACAGCGAGATTGGTGAACCACACTGGCAAACCGCTCCTGAGGTACCTCGTTGGATTTCCGGTGAAGCAGCGCAGCTAGAAGCTGAAATGGATGACATTTTCCATACGCACCAAACTACACGAGGCGAAGCCCCTGGCGACCGCAACAGTGGACTTGCTTTGGCTTTGCTTGCTGAAAAAGACGATACACCTCTCGGCCCGATGGCTAAGGACCAATCAATGGGTTGGGGTCGTATTGGCGAGATGACGCTTGCTTTGTACCGTATGAATGCAGAAAGCTCCGGGATCACCCGAAACGTGATGCTTATTACTGAACAGGGCGTCCCTCACCAGGTCACATGGAACGCTAAAGACATTGACGAAAAGCCAATCGTCCTTGTTCCAATTGACGCAACAATGCCACGCAGCAAGCTTGCTACACAGTCAATGATTACCTCGCTTGCTCAGCAATTCCCGATGGTGTTCCAAAACGTAGACGCCAGGTCTATCAGCAAGATGCTCGATCTTCCGGATCCCAAGCTGTTCTTGTCTCAGCAAAACCCTGACATGGCTAAAGCTGAATGGGAGAACGGTCTCCTTATGCAAGGCGTACCGGTCATTCCTGAAGACTTTGACGTTCACGACATTCACATCAACATCCACAACACTGAACGCAAGAGTCCGGCATACGAGCTTGCAGACCCTGAGGTTAAGCAGCTTATTGACGCCCATATCATGGCTCACGTTCAGTACATGTCTAATGAGGTTGCAGCAACCATGGCCCAAGCTGACCAGGAGTCAATGGGTATGACGCCCGATCCTGGTGTAATGGCTGCATTGCAATCCGGTGCAGGTTTGCCAATTCCTCAAAGTCAAATGGATATTGAGCAAGAAATGATCGATATGGAAAGATCTTCCCAAATGGCACCACAAGGTATGCCTATGATGGGCGAAGAGCAAATGATGGATCCGTCGATGATGGACCCCTCAATAATGGGTGGTATGCCCGGAATGGAAGGAATGTAAATGTCAATGGAAGAAACCAACTTTACTGATTACGTAACGCAACCAGCGGAGGAAGCCGCAGAAGCGTCCGTTGAAGCTGGCGTTGACGGCAACTGGGAAGAGCGCTACCGTTCAGAGGTCCAGGACCGCATCCGTGAACGTGAACGTTACAAGCCAATTCGTCAAGTATTTGACAACATGCACCCTGATGACGCGGCAGCCGTACAGGGTTTTGCACAGGCATGGGCTGCTGGTGATGAAGACACCGCTATTCAGTGGATGATTGAAAACGCCAAGACACTTGCCGGTGACCGCTTTTACGAAATCGCTGGCGTCAACAGCCAGGGTCAGACACAACAGCAAGTAATGCAAGAAACTGTTCAGCAGGCTCAGCAGCAAGGTCTTACCCCTCAACAGGTAGAGCAAATGGTTGAACAGCGTATGCAGGCTTTTCAGCACGAGCAGATTGTTCAGAGCTACGAGGTTGAAATTGAACAAACACTGCAGGAGGCTGGGTATGACCCCAATGGCCCATTAGCCATTGCAGCTATTGCAGCAGCACAGCAACGCCCTGACCTGGATCTCCACGCCGCAATTGCGGACATTGAGAATCAGATTCTTCAGCAAGCTCAATCAATTGTGCAGCGTCGCCAAAACCCATCAGAAGGTATGCCATCAGCAGCACCTAACGGGTTGCCGCCAATCATGCCAAACAGCAACATGTCTCCACGCGATCGGGCCATGGCTCGTCTTGGACAAAACGGTCTTAGTTAGGCTACTTGACATAGCTCAAGTAACATATAACATATAGATATACATTCGTCTTGGATTAGACGGTGTAAAAACATAGTCACCACAAAGGCACGTTGACGGAAAGTCATAGCGCCCCGATGTTCGGAGAACTAGGGACCGCCGGGTAGTGGGTCTAAACAACTCAATCCATCAACAAAACAACAATCAACAGTAAGGAATAACAAAGTGCCCGCAAGCCTTTCCACCGTTGATGCAATCCTTAAGGACGACTACAAGGATTACATCGACCAACTTAACCAAGCGACTTTTCTCCTCTCGCAGATCGAGACTCGCCGCGACACCATCACGGGCCGTGTTGCCCGCCATGCACTCCACCTCGGACGTTCGTCCGGTGTCGGCGCTCGCGGCGAAAATGGCACGCTCCCAACAGCAGGCAACCAAGGCTTCGCGACGGTCCCCGTACCAGTCCGCTACGTCTATGGTCGCATCCAGCTGAGTGGTCCAACAATTCGTCAGGCTGTTACAGACCGTGGCGCGTTCGTTGACGCACTTGACGCTGAAATGCAGGGAATCCGCCGTGACGCAATGAAGGACGTCAACCGCCAGCTTTGGGGTACATCTAACGGTGTTATCGCTCAGTGTGGTACGACCACTTCTTCAACAACTGTCGTTTTGGCTTCTTCAACCGGTACAACCGCCCTCCGCAACCTCTTCTTTGATGGTGGCATGGTCGTTGACATTGGTACCGTAGCTGACCCAACCGTAGTTGCTTCTGCTCGTACGATCTCATCACTTAGCGAATCAGCTAAGACTGTTGTTATCTCCGGTGCAGCAGTTACCACTTCATCTTCACACTTCTTGTTCCGTGCAGGTGCAGGCGGTGCTTCTAGCAACAGCGGCCAGCCAGGCGACGGTCAGAAGGAATTGACAGGTATTCAGACAATTGTCGACGATAGCGCAATCCTTCACACCATCAACCCTTCAAGCCAGCCAAAGTGGAAGGCCTACGTTAACAGCAACAGCGGTACCAACCGTGCAGTTACCGAGACCCTCATTACTGGTGCAATCATGAAGACCCTCATCAACAGCGGCAAGAAGCCATCGCTTCTCGTTTCTGCAGAAGGTGTTCACCTCTCGGTTGCAAACTTGTTCCTTTCGCTCAAGCGAAACATGGAGCAGACCGAGCTCAAGGGTGGCTACGCAGGTATCCAGTACTACTCACCATCAGTCTCCGGACAGGGTGACGAAGGCCCAACGGTCCTCTACGCAGACTTCGACTGCCCGAACAACGCACTCTACGGCCTTTCGCCTGAGAGCATGGTGTTCCACCAGGTTGGCGAAGGCTGGCAGTTTATGGACCTTGACGGTGCAGTGATGAACCGCGTTCCTAACACCGATGCTTACGAAGCAACGATGACCTGCTATGCAGAACTTGCATGTAAGCAGCGCAACGCTAACTTCGTGATCAAGGACCTTACGGAGACAACGATCTAAGATGCCCGCATCGGTAAGTATCGTTACGGGTCCGGAAGTTCCAGGTAACCGTAAGTTTGTGACAGCAACAGTCACATTCGATTCGTCGTACGTGACCGGGGGGGAAGCAATTTCGGTTGCCTCCCTCGGTCTCGACCGACTTGACTTTCTGTGGGCAGTAACCACGGATGGCTTCGTCCCCGCATGGGACGGTTCAACAACCAATCCAAAGATTGAACTTTTTTGGGTTGACACTACAACAGACGGTGCTGCATTAGCAGAAGTCCCGAACACTACAAACGTTTCGACAGTAGTGGTTCGTGTCTTTGCATTCGGCGCATAAAAAGCTTGTTGGCCGGGGTGGGTCTTTTCTCCTTTCACCCACTCCGGCTGGCATCACCTAGGAGAACATTATGGATTTAAGAGCTCACGACATTTTGGGACAACACATCCCAGGCTCGGACGGATGGGCTGAGATTTCCACCGATGTGTACAACATCTCGGAACGAATCCGCAAGGGAGACGAATCAGGCTGGCGCGGTGATCCGACTGCCAGTATCCTGTTTAACCCTCTTACGCAGCACTTTGAAGTATGGCTGATCGATGGCCAAAACACGCCTTACATTGCGTGCTCTTCACCACGCTGCGACCACTCTCTTATTGTGAAGCTCATTGAAGGTGACTGGCAAAAAGGCCACCGCTTGATTGAGGACATTCAGAAGAAGAACCGTGCTGCCCGTGCTGCAGAAGACTCAGCACAACGCGATAAGGCAGAAGAACTCGCTGACAAGATGCACTTTGCTATAATTAAAGATATCGGC